GTCAAAGGACACATAGATGGTGTCGCTAGAAACCTACCAGGCTTGAAAGAAAACATACCTTATCTGTTAGAGTTTAAAACAGCTAACGACAATCGTTTTAAAAACTTAGAAAAGCTAGGTAGTTATTGTGCTTGGTCAGAAGAGTATGACGCACAGATTCATTTGTACATGGGACTTTTTAAAATGGATCATTGCATAGCTATCGTTTACAACAAAAACAATTCAGCTTTGTATACAGAAGTTATTGACTTTGATTACTTAAAGTTTGAAATGCTTATGGAAAAAGCAGAGCATGTATTGAAAACTAATACGCCACCTGACAACAACATACCCGAGACTGACTACAGAATACGTAGCTTTATGTCTGCTAAAGAAAGGGCCGCATATCTTGGCAGATCTTTACCTGAGAAAGTTCATTGCAGATCATGTCGCTTTGCTAGTGTTGATATTAACAAGGGTGGAGGGCATTGGCATTGCTCTCAACATGACAAAGGAATCAGCGAGGATAGACAGACTAAGGGATGTCCAAGACATAACTATATACCAGAGCTAATACCAGCAACCATGATCGAAGAGGATGATAACTTTGTTATGTATGAGAAAGATGGGTTTAAGTTTATTAACGTAGCTAGTCAGAAAGAATCTACTGGCGACAACCTTTACTCTAGTGAGGAGCTGATAGAAGTAATCAACAGTGGCTTTCCAAAAGAATTACTAGAACAGTGTGCTTCTGCTAAGAGATTAATGAATGGTACGATCAAGAGTATCAGACCTTGGGTTGAAACAGGCGTGCCTTTCTAAGCTTTAGCTTTTTTTATTACTATAATTTCTACGCCTGGATACAAAGCTTCAACAAGTTTCTTCTTTAATCTAAACATAGGTGTCTCTATACCCTTGGTATCTTCTATGATCTCATCGCCATTGATGTTCTTATATTTAAAGTCAGCCTTGTAAAGACATACCTTCTTTTCATTAACAAAGCATGGGAAGGGTGGGTGTATCTCTATGTCAGAAATTAGACCTTGATCTTCTAGTTCTTTAAGATGATTGTATCGAGCTGCCTCAAGTTTGCTATCAAAAGTATAGCCATCGAGTCTTACTTTCTTTGCTCCGTATTTGTTATACAAGTTAGATTCCTAGTATTTTCTTTTCTTCTTCTTCTCTTAATAACTGAGATGCTCTGCTAGGTTGAGCAAGATTAGGTGCTTCAAACTGTCCTTGTAAAGATTGTCCAGTTAAATCTATTGAAGCAGAAGCCAAGTCTCCAATAGGTACTTCTTGAGGTGCTTTAATATCTGTTCCTTGTAAAGCAAAGTTAAGTACATCTTGATTAACTTCACTAGGTTTAAATATACCTAGCATAACCAAGTCTCTGTTAGCTACCTTAGCAATCTTTAACTGTTCGCTAATAGCATAATCAGGAACTCCCAATGTTCTTGCATCTTCTATAGCTGTGTAAAGAGTTCTTAAAGAATTGTATCTGTCTTTGTTTGTATTGATGTAACCTTTAACAAAACTTTCTGCATCTCTTCTGTTATTTGATCTAAGCAATCTATTAAATTCATTAGTTGTTTCTCTTATAGCTCTCTTAGACTCTGCTGCTTTGTAATACAGAGATCTTTCTAGCTGTGGTTTAACAACTTTAATACCAGAGAAAGCTTGTACCATTGTCTCTGCTACATCAATAGGTTTTCCTTTTGGACTAATTAAATCTTCTTCTCCTGTAAAGACAGAGGCTGCAGCTGTTACAAAATCTTTAGGAACTATCTGTGTTCCTTCTGCATCAACTTGTACTGAAAAAGGCAGTGCTGTAGGTGCTATAGAATTAAAAACGTGAATCATTGATTTTAAACCCTTATCACCTAATAAATCTGATTCGTTATAAATAATTTTACCTGTTGATGTTTGACCAGATTGTGCTTCAAGCAAGGCGTTAGCACCTATACTTGTAGATAAAAAAGGATTTGCCATTTCTCCTACTGAATCTATTGTTGCATTACTTGCTATGCTTAGTAGACTAGCTTCGTTTCTATTGCCAGTAGCAACTGCATTTAATACAGCTCTAAATGGTCTTTGCAAATAATCATAGGGATTGGTGTAACTGTAATTAATAAATCCTGTAATATTTCCTTGTGCATCAGTGCTGGTTGGAATCATAGTCGCAGTCTTTTCCCAAGGTGCAGCAAAAGATCTTTTATATGCGTCTATCTGTTCTTGACTTGAACCAGTTAGGGCTAGACCTGCTGCGGTTAAACCTGCTGGAACTCCAACAGTAGTAGTTAGTCCAGACGTTAGTCTTCTCATTCCTACTTTTTGTAATTCTGCATTGTTACTTGCTAGTTCTTTAATACCTCTTGATATAGTGTTGCCAGTATTTCTTACTATCTCAGCAGGGAAAGCTGTAAAGTTACCTATGACTGGTATAAATTTTAATTGTTTTACTATCTCAGGAACTCTTGAGTAAGTGGGAGTTACATTCAAAGCTATGTCAGCAGACTCTGCTTTAATAAATTTATCTAAAGCATCATCGCTAACAGATTTTAATTCACCAACATTGATAGTACCATCTGATCTAATAAGTTTTTGAATATCAGTATTAGAAAAATTCTTAGCAGCATTGACAGGAATAAAGGCATCATCAGTAGAGTCAGCTATAACCTTTGCAAGTTTTGCTTGTTCGCCATTCCAATTAATCCACCTAGCCGCGTTATCTGATCCTGTATAAATTCTTTCAACAGGTTTTAATGCTTTCTGTAATTTATTTGTAAGACCGTTTGATTGTAATTTTTTCATCAAAGCAACATCTTCTATAGCATAAGAAGCTAAGTCAGCTATTTCTTCTAACTGCGTACCTCTTCCTACAACAATACCGTACTCTCTTCCTTCTTTAATATCTTTGTTGTATTTTGTTTTTTGCCTTGGATCAAAAACACCAGCAAAAGACTTTTGAAAAGTTTTTGTAAACTCAGCAGAAGGCCCAAGGTTTCCATTCATAGCAGCAAATAATGGGACACTTGTATTGTTTCTTATATGAGCACCAACAGATAACAAGGTTTTGTTATATTGTCCTACTGTTTTTAAACCTAACAAACCCTTGTAAACATTTTTTAAAATGTTAGGCATAGTATTCATAAAATCTTTTGATGATCCTGTAACAGCATCAACAAAAACTTTTGGTGCATAGGTATCTTGTAAAGCACCTTGCTTGTCACTAAATTTTACATAATCAACGCCGTCTATTGTAACGTCATCTCTTAGTGAAGGAATTTCTTTTCCTGTTTTTGGATCTTTTTTAGGAGCAATTTGTTTTCCTGTCTTTGGATTTATTTCAGGAGCTTTTAATACATTTATTCCTTCAGCTGTTAATTGATCAGAAGTCTTTAAAAAAGATGTGGTTCCTAATTGTTTTGCATTATCATTAATTAATTTTATATCATCATAAACTTTTATATTTCCTACTGAAGTAGCAATTTTAGATATAGTAGAAGTAGCTGCAAAAGTCTCATCCACTAAAGCTTTTCTCCACTCAGATCCTTCTTTGTATGTAAGGGGAGTTATCTCACCTAAAGCTTCTCTAACTTCAGGTAAGTTCTTTAATGTTTTTCCTTTTAGTAAGCCACCTTTTATATTGTTTACTAAAAGCTCTGGAGTTTCGTGAGGGTTTAAAGAGTTTTTAGGATTTCTTATATCATCAAAAATTTGTATTGCTTTAGATGTTCCAAGAGGATCACCCTCAAGTCCTGCTACTGTTTTAATTTTATCAATAGCTGCATCGTATACTTCTTTAGATGGCTCAAAACCAGAATCATTTATAGCTCTGTAAAGAGTTGTTCCATACAAACCTCTGTTTTTAAGTAACGCATCTTTAAAATTTTGATCTAAAGTTAAACCTGCAACAGTAGGTCTATCAGAAACTAAATCAAATAATAGTTTTTGTTCTAATTCAAATATTGTTTTATTGTTTTGAACTATAGAAGATATTGTATTATTAGGATCTATCCCTAGAGCCTCGTAATCTATTTTGTTTCCTGATCCTTCAAAACTTTTAATCTTTTTTAAAGCTTCGTCTTGAAGTTCTTTTGCTTTAATTCTTTTTGCATCGTCAGCTAAAGAAGGAAACTGTCTTTCAACAGTAAGCAAAGGTGCTCTATAAGTTGATATAGATTTAACTAATTCTAAAGAGTCTTTATCATTTAATTTACCACCATTGGTAACAGCATCTTCCATTGTTCTTCTTATCTTATCTCCAGCATCAGCTATTTCTAATCCAAGATTAGATGCGTACGCTTTTTGTGTTTGAAATACATCTGATATTAATTTATTATTTTTTGTAGTTTGTTC